AGCTTAGTGAGTAGAAAACCGATAGGTTAAAGGCTCAACGGGTTGTACCCGTAATAAACAAATATGAAGGTTACTAATCAATCAAGCTATGGTTTTAGTCGCGACCCTACGCGATTAGAAACTACTGGCGTTCTAGGAAAAGGCTCTATTACCGTCCCAACGGTAAAACAAACCAAAGCTGCACGTGTGTGGCATTACTTAAAACGACAGGTAAAACATACTGATAATAATACTTATAGACAAATTATGACGGGTTGTGGAAAACCTATATATCATGAACCAAATTACACCGAGGGTGATATGGTCTTAGAATCTCGTGCTGATGTCACGTTTAATGATCCAAAGAGTATAGAATTGAGAAATCAATATTTGGCTCTCACCGATCTATTGAACGCTGATGATTCTGTTTCTATACAAGAAGAAGAATTATTGATGCATCAAAACGAATTTCTTATGAATAATATACCATTTGGCGACAGAAAAGATTTCCATAACAGAGCAGTGCAACGAGTACCCCGCAATTTTCCTGAGAAAATCGACGAAAAAGGATTTAGCGTAGACTGTGGTACCGACGCGATGCCCCAACATATAGAATGTCAATGTGACCTTGATGTTGCCAACCACGAGGTAAGAACAATTGCTGACGATATTCATGAAATACAATCTAGAAAGGTTTATAGAAAAACTAGGGATGTAAAATTCCTCAAGTTTCACTCTAGACTTACCTATTACTTAAGAACAAAGTACTTCATGAAAACTAGAGACAGATCGTTGATAAATATGATGAGCAATGACGCCAGAATATGGATGATCAAGGAAAAGATGAAATGTGAGAGCGAAGATGATTTCTTACTGATGACACAATCAGTAATGACTGCATTCTTAGTCAACTCACAAGAACTCAAATTCCGACAATTGTTGAAGAACGAAGACAATTACGATCAAATGGAACATCTAAATGCAACTTTAGCAGGCGATTTAGGAAAAGTCAACCCTTTCAGTAAATTTGGAAGAGACCAAGTTAAAAAATTGGTTAGTGACCCACTATTTAGCCGGTTGAAGATGCCAACATCAAACATAAACGCCTAGGCCACCCTATGCCTTAAACCTGCTTTTTGCAGCGCTACCATTGTCCCTAACAACTATATATCAGACAGTGGAGATTTCAGGTTTAATGGAGAAGGTGTAGGGCCCCACAAAACTAGTTATTTCTGTCAAATAGCTAAGTTTGATGGTATGACAGAACATAGTTATACCAACAAGTGCGCCTGCAATGAATTTCTAGCATTGAAATGTAGACATTGTTTAGAAATAATACCCACATACAATCCAAATCCAGATAATGAGATATTCTCACAACTGAGCCGTAAAGTGGATGAATTGCTTAATAGTCTAACAATTAAGCCAACTACATACCTAAAAAATGATATAAAATATACCGACATAGGACTACAAGATCAGGACTACGATACAGTAATATCAAACACAAGACCAGGAATAAAGAAACGATACGCCAGGGCATACAAGAAATTGAAAGAAGGCAGATTGGATATTAGTCCAAAAATGTCTACTATCAAAGCGTTTATAAAATGGGAAAAAGCTTCTATAGAAAAAGTAGAAGAGAAACCCGGAAGGATGATACAATATAGGTCTTATGAGTACCTATACCTACTAAAATCCTTCATACTAACATTTTGTATGGCCATAAAGATTTGCACCGATGTTATNAGAGATCAAAGCATCAAAACGATATATACCAAATTATACGACAATACTGGTTGTGCAAACATACTCCTGGACTCTTGGAAAGAGTTTAAATACCCTGTGGCTCTATGCTTAGACCATAGTAAGTTTGACGGACATTATCACGAAAACTTGCTAAAATTAGAGCACTCTTTCTGGAATAGGTTATACAACAACAACACAACTTTAAAG